GGAGGGATTTGAACCCCCGATCGCACTGTTATGAGCAGTGAGCCTTGACCGCTTGGCTACTCCCCTATTAATATTTTTTCATAGCAATATCAAGCTGTGCAATACGTGATTGCAAATATTTGATAATGACATCATTTGATGGATCAGGAGAAAGTAGTGTTAGATAATTATTCAGTTCATCAACGAAAGCAGCTTTCTTAAGGCACATTACCGAATAATTATCTTCCATACTTTCCTCCAAAAAATGGCGATCACCAAGGGACTCGAACCCCTAACCTAGAGAGTAGAAATCTCTTGCTCTTCCAGTTGAGCTAGGTGACCAATTACTTGACAGCGTGAGTTTTCTTGTGTTTAAGGCTTTTCTTAAGAACCTTCAACCACAACTTTTTCTCTTCTTGGGAGTCACCTTTAATAGCAGCGACATACAATTTATTGATGAGTTCTTTAGTTTTCATAACGCTGCCTTTTTATAAATAAAGTGTCAGTCGCGATACTACTAATATCCACTGACTCTATGCTCAACAAAGGAGAACACAGCATGATTATTTATCCCTCATCGTATACTGGTTATATTTACATTTGGTATGATACCAAAGCAAAATTATATTATATTGGCGGTCATTATGGTAAAGTTGAAGACAAATACATTTGTTCAAATAAACCTATGAAAAGAGCTTATAAATTAAGACCACATACATTTAAATTTAGAGTATTAGAATATACGTATAGTGATACTAATGATTTACGTGAATGTGAACAAAAATATTTAGATATGATAAAAGATAATGAATTATTATTATCAGAAAATGTTAAAAATGGTACTGTTAGATATTATAATGTAAAGAAAAACTCTGTAGGTGGAAATGGCAAAGGAACTAATAAAGGCAAATCTTCCATTGGTGGTTGGAATCGAGGAAAAACAGGCGTACAAAATTATAAAGATCCAGAAAGATCAAAAAAAATATCTGAAGCAATGAAAGCCCGACACGCTAAAAAGAAAATTGAGTCCGTTATTTGATAGGGTGGAACTCATACCCCAGACTTATCTTTTAAGCAGCAATTTTCATTGCGGAATAATTAATATTGTCATTATGTGCTTTTTTTGCATTTAGTTTTATCTTACGTTAACGTAGTTTGCACACGATGTCTAAAAAAATACTCCATACCATGTCGATCCCTTTCATCCCCGTATAAATTGGTGGAGATGTCGGCATCCGAGAGCCGAGTCCATAGCTATTTTGTATATTTTCTAATAATTATCAGCCGACATTTTCTGATAATAACCTGTTAATCTTCTTTGCTCTTCTCTTTTTATTGAAGCAATTTTTATTTTTTCTTTATGCTCATTAGTAAGACCATTTTTTTTCCTATTTTCATTTGCTTTTTTAGACATTTCAATAGTTCTTGGATCATCTTTAGCAAACGAAGATTTACCCCAATTTGGATGTAATTTACCTGTAGAGTTTATTGCACCTTTTTTTGATCGCTCTTTATGTGCTTTACTGCCATCATTTAAATGCGCAAATCCTCCGTGTCCACCTTCATGCATGTTATAAGACATATTAGTATTGATAGCTTGTTTTGTTACTAATGTTTTCTCTAAATTAGCGGCTTCATCATTAGTATCAAAAATTTGTAATATTTCTTTAATAAAATTATCTACACCATATTTAATAATAGCAGCTTTAATTAATTTACCACTACCCATGTAAGAATCATTGAGCGGTGACATATGCTTGCGTTTACCTATGTACCATTTATTGTTTATTTTATTTGTAATTTTATATACATAATAAGCCATAAAGACGTCCTCTTTAACTTATTTATATAAAATTAATCTTGAGGCGGCGGGTACTGCCCCCGCGTCCAGTATGTCTATTCTGCTTTCGTCAACAAAATCATCATATTATATTTATACCTTGAAATAACAAATAAGTCAATTACTATTTTAAGATGGATCAATATTAATTTGCTCGAGTTTATCTTTGGCAACCTTTAGTTCGACCAGATTAGAGATATTATTTGTCCTGATATAATCTCTACCACCATCAATAAAAACAGAACCATCTGGAGAATTACGGTAATCGTGACGGTAGCGAGAATATACAATGTCACCGTTATCAGCTTTAATACCTTTGATAACAACTTGCGTAGCAGCAATACCATTAGCGATCATAGGGATCTTGGTACCATCATATTCATATTGAAGGTAAACGCCGAAATAGTTTGAACCTTCAGGATGTGCCTCTTCAGTGTAGAAAATAGCAGCTGGAAAATTAGCCCAATCGCCATTTTTGTTCTTTAAGCAAGACTCAAAAACATACTTGGCATTGTACTTTTCCTCGATATATTTGATACCTTTAGCATCAATAAAAGTGCAATCGTTCAATATCATCTCTTACCTCAAATTTGTAGAGCAAATCCTTTGACTTGCTTCATCTTGTCAATATCACTGCTCACCACATGCCACACAAAATTTTCTTCCAGTACAGTAAACCTTTGCTTACCTACGTACTCGATACCAGTTGGCACAACACTGATTGCTTGATTAGAGTCTACATTATCATCACAGATCTCAGCCCAGACATATAAACTAGATCCCTGTATACCAGCATGAACCCATCTACCAGGAACTTTTTGAAAGTGCGGATAAAATGGTATTGGACCATATTTGTAAATCTTATTTTTCTTCATCAGACGACCTTCAATAAGATAGTATTCTCGTTGCTGCGTTTCTGAACTTCAAGACTTTTGAGTTCCTCGATCAGTTTCCTGATGGCGATTTTACCACCCCTCATAAACTTCTCTAAGGTCTCTTCTGGTTTACGGCCACAACGTAGACTTATGCTTTCTTTCTCGTTGAAGCCAGTGATTGTTGTACCGTTCACACCAAGACCTTTTGGACCATCAGCTTTGAACAGCGTGATGATGTTGTACTTAGTGTGATATGTCCAGAGCTCTTTGGCGCCAATGATCTTATCAGGATTGACCGATGCCAGCTTCAACTCATTGCTCTCTTTCTGGTATTTGAAAGATTTGAGTAGTTTCTCAACTGACACAGGACGAGGTTTACGTACAGCCTGAACTTTTTTGGTGACTGAGCCATATTTCTCAGCATCTGAAACTATCTGATTATAAAACTCAATACGAGCTTTTAGCTGTGCCTTGTTCCACTTTTCATACCCATCTAATTTACCCGCATGAGCCTGAACCATCTCATTCCAGATTGGTCCATAATACTCGCCAATCTTGGTGGCATACATGGCTGGGATCTCATTTTTCTTGAGCCAGTCATATAAAGAGAATGGGACACCCAAGTCAATCAGCTCTTCAATATCGCCGATAATATCATACAGACGCTCTTTGATGCGGTCTTGGATAGACGGTTTATCCGCTTTTTGTTTTTCTGTTTTTTGCTCTACTTTGATATATGAGATAGCTTTATCAACAGCTGTTGTAATCTTCTCAGATATCTCTAGATCTAAAACAGTCTTTTGATTCATAGCAATTCGTGCCTGCCAAGCAGCAGTCATTGGGACCCAGTTATCAGGGATCTTATCGATTTTCTTAGCACGGTCAATCTCTTTATTATTCAAGAGATAATCTTTGAGATACTCGCGAGCGTCCGCGATTGTGCACATATTATTGTACCAGTTGAATGCCTTTAAAGTATCTGATAACTTTTTGAATTTGGAGGCGTCTGGCTCATCGCCCAGATATTTAACGTTGACAAGATATTGCTCACTACGTGTGACACGCGCAACTTTGACTTTACGTTTAACAAGTGCTGGGCGATTTGCCATGATTTTCCTCCTAAGCTATATTATTAGAATAGCTTATTTCTTTTAATTTGTAAAGTGTTATTTTTATTCATCCTGCTTCCAGGTGCTTTTAAAGATCTCTACTGCACGCTCGTCGATATATGAAGACAATTCTTTGAGTGCATCAAGTGAATCGATGTTATCGATATGATCTTGAATACGTAGCAAAATACCGTCAATGCCACCAGAAGCCTCGCGCCAAGCAAAACGATAACCATATTCGCGTTCAGCATGATCATGAAAATGTGCTTCTACTTGTCCGACTGGAACTTCGCCTGTAAAGAAAATACGAAC